TAATTTATAACTGGCTTGCTGAAGATATTTGGCTTTATGGTGCTGGTTATGGTCAAGTCTTGGAAATGTATTCATCAACAGATGGCGGTCGAGTAAGAGCCTGGACTCGCGTTAGTCCAGACCGCGTAACAGTTGATACAGATTTCTTAAATACTGAAATTACTGGATATAAAGTTGATGGCAAGTCAGTTCCACTTCAAGGCGTAGGTTCATTGATTAGATTCGATGGCCCAGATGAAGGACTACTTCACAGAGCTGGAAAGACAATCGGTGCAGCAGTTTATCTTGAGAACGCAGCAGTTAATTATGCTAAAGAGCCTGCTCCAATGATGGTTCTTAAATCAAATGGAACTAATTTAACTGCCGAAAGAATTTCAGCGTTGTTAAGCGCTTGGAAAGCGGCTCGCCAATCTCGCTCAACTGCATTTCTAAATGCTGATGTTGAATTACAACAATTTGGCTTCGACCCGAAGACGATGCAGATGGCGGAAGCGCGTCAGTATGTAGCATTAGAATTAGCAAGGGCTTGTGGAATTCCTGCCTACTTCTTGAGCGCCGAGCAAACTTCAATGACTTATTCAAACGCGGTTACAGAGCGGCGCTCATTAGTTGATTTCTCACTTCGCCCAATCCTTAAAGCGATTGAGGAACGCTTATCATTACCGGACTTCGTTCCAAATCCAGTAATGGTGCGCTTTGCACTTGACGATTTCTTACGCGGTAACGCATTAGAAAGAGCGCAAGTTTATGAAATCCTAAACCGCATTGGCGCGATGAGCGTTGAGCAGATTCAGCGAGAAGAGGACCTAATACCAAATGAAGGTTAATATGCCAATGGCAGTTACTGCTGCCGACACAATTAAAAGAACAATTACTGGGACTATCGTTACTTGGAATGAGCAAGGCAATACCTCAGTAGGCCCGACAGTATTCGCAGCAGATAGCATTGAGATTAAGCCAGTTAAGTTGCTCCTTGAGCACGACCGCACTCGGCCAATTGGCAAAATGGTTTCTCACAATGTAACTGCTAATGGAATTGAAGCTACTTTTAAAATTGCCAATACTATGGCTGGAGAAGATGCTCTAGTTGAAGCAACCGAAGGGCTACGCGATGGATTTAGCGTAGGCGCTCAGATAAATGAATGGACCAACAATAAGGGCGTAATGCAGATTACCTCAGCAACTCTTGATGAAGTTTCTCTAGTTACTGATCCTGCAATTGATTCTGCTCGCGTAAGCGAAGTAGCAGCATCAGAGAATGAAGCACCAAAAGAAGATTCTGATTTGGCAACCGCTGATTCAGACAAACCAACCGAAGGAGACCAAGTGTCTGACACTACCGCTCCTGCTCCTGCCGTTGAAGAAGCGGTAGAAGCAGCCAAAGTAGAAGCAGCAGCTCCAAAGCCTGCTTTCTACACAACTCCAAGACTTGAGTTCACCAAGTCCAAATACCTAGAAATGAGCGTTCGCGCTGCTCTAGGAAATGACGATGCTCGCGCTTATGTTCGCGCAGCAGATGACACAACTAGCAACAATGCTGGTCTTGTCCCAACTCGTCAGCTAACTGAGGTAATCAATCCTCTTTCAAATGCTGATCGTTCAGCAGTTGATTCCGTATCTCGCGGAGTTCTACCAGATGCTGGTATGAGCTTTGAGATTCCAAAAATCACAGCAGTTCCAACAGTTGGAGAAGAAGCTGAAGAAGCAACAATTGATGAAACTGGTATGACAAGCGCTTACACCACAGTAACCGTTAAGAAGTATGCTGGCGGACAAGAGTTCTCAGTAGAACTTCTTGATCGTTCATCTCCTGCTTTCTTTGATGAGCTAGTTCGTCAAATGGAATACGCTTACGCAAAGGCAACAGATGTTGCAGTTATCGCTGGCCTAGTTGCTGGTGGAACAGATGGCGGAAACCGCACTCTTGATGCAGCTGGACTTCTTGACTTCATTTCCGATGCAGGCGTTTCAATCTACGCAAACACTCTCGGATTTGCCCAAAACATCATCGCTTCTCCTCAGCAATGGGGCGTAATCCAGAACCTCGCTGATGGTGGTCGTCCGATTTACCAGAACTTGATTGGCAATATGAATCAGGGTGGAAATCTCAATGTAGGTTCTGCAACTGGAAACCTACTTGGTCTTAACTTCCGCGTAAATCGCAACCTAACAACTGGCTCAGGCGTTGGCGATAACACAATTATCGTAATTAATCCAGAGGCTTATACTTGGTATGAGTCAAGCCGTTTCCGCTTGGAAACCGCACAGGTAGCAACTGGTCAAATCAAGGTTGCTTACTATGGTTATGGAGCACTAGCTACCAAGGTAGGCGCAGGCGCTTATCGTTGGATGGTTGAGTAATAAATTCAAAATAGTGACGGCCAGTCCGCTCCCGAGCTGGCCGCTCACCTAACTGCTTGAAAGGATGACGAAATGCCAACGATAGTTACAGCCACAGAGCTGAGGACAATTCTTGGCGTTTCGTCATCCCTATATAACGATGCTTACCTAAATGACATAGTGGATGCTTCGGAGAATATTATTCTTCCAATGCTGGTCACTTTTCAAACAAAGATTAACAAAGTAAGACTTGAAGATAATGTTGCTTATTTCACTAGCGCAACTATCCAAGAATTTACCGAGGGCCAATCCGTTGTAATTACTGGCTGCGGAACTCCATTCAATGGCACACACACAGTTTTAGCAGATGGATTATCAGATTATGAATTCGCCGTTGCAATCACCAATGCAGACATATTGGAAAAGAATGTTATCCCAGCAGGAAATGCTGCGCTCTCTGGACTATCAACCTATGTCGGAAATGCCAATGTTGAAGCTTCTGTTCTGGCTATCTCCGTTGAAATCTTCCAAGCAAGAACAGCAGCAGGAGGATCAATAGAAGGCGTAGATTTTGCAGTAACCCCTTACCGCCTATCAAAGAATTTACTTGCCAAGGTAACTGGCTTACTTGGGCCATATCTTGATGTTGAAACTATGGTGGGCTAATGCCAGCCAGCACAATTGCTACAGATGTTAGAGGAGCGCTAAAGACCGCTTTAGCAGGATGCACCGCTAATATTTATGACTCAGTTCCAGAAGCGCCAATAGTTCCAGCAATTATCGTCATTCCAGACTCGCCCTATATGGAGCTTGAAGTTTTGGGCAAAGCTACAACAAGAGTTAAATTAAATTACACCATTACCGCTTGCGTTGCGTATTTCAGCAACGCTGCTGCTTTAGACAATTTAGAGCAATTAATTATTAGTATTCTTGGAGCGCTTAACGCTTCCAAGTATGAGTTATCAATAGTCGAAAGACCTTCGGTAACAGAAGTAGGAACTACAACCCTGTTAGTTTCAGATATACGCTTGAGCGTCCGCTACGAGCAAACCACATAAGGAGACCCAAATGCCAACAACAGTAGTAACTGGGCGCGATGTGACCTTTACATTAGATACATTCGCATACGATGCTCAAGCAACAAGCGCAGTCCTAAGCTGCGACACAATTATCGAGACTTATCAAACCCTTGATGGTCGCGCTTATAAGTCCGTAGATAAGCAATGGACTTTCACAATTGAGTTACTTCAGGATTGGGGAGCTTCAGGCTCTCTATTCGAAGCAATGTGGGCAGATGCAGAAGCTGCACCTAACACAGCACTCAATGTTTCATTTACTGCAATTACTGGGGCAGTCTTTGCTTTCACAGTATTGCCAGTCTTTCCATCAGCAGGAGGCGCAGCACCAGGAGCGCTAACCGACACTTGGACAATGACAGTAATTGGAACTCCAACAGAGACCTTTAGCTAAGAGATCGGAGCATCGGGAGCTATGAAAATATCAATAACAATTAAATACAGCTCAGGCGAATCAGCTACTTACCAAGCTGGATTGCCAGAATGGGCTAAGTGGGAACGCAAAACTGGTAAGTCGATTTATTCGATGAAGGATATTACGGCTTACCAGCAAGCGGACTTCTTAGACCTTGCCTACTTTGCGTATAAACGCGAAGCAGCAGGAAAGCCAACCAAGTCCCAAGAGATTTGGGAGCTGACAGTTGAGGAAATGACGATTGGAGATGAAAGCCCAAAAGTTACGAGCCCGGAAGCATCAACCGACTAATTATCGAGATTGCTATCGCAACTGGGATTCCAATGCCTTACTGGACAGATATCGACCAAGTAATGACGGCCATAGATATATTAAAGGAGCGTAGCGGTGGCAGATGAGTTACCAATCAGCTATGACAAG